TTAGGTTCTTTATACCTAACACCCTCAACGTCCCAGGTGTTTAGAATGTATCGTTTCTTTGCTGTCCAGATGCCTTTGTCCGCGATTGTCTCGCGTTTCATCTGCATCTTTTGTTCATACGCATTAACATACGATGCAAGGGTTTCATAAGAATTCCCAATATAAGGCTCGAGTTCCATCTTACAGACCTTATCAAGGAACGAGACAATGCCCTCACTAGTTTTCTCTCGCCCTCGGTACACCCTTTCGACCAAAGGACCCAAATTGAGATAAATGGAATCAGTATCAGAAGCGATGACATAATCCTCTCCCTCAGTCTGGAGCACCTTATTTAGGTAATCATTCATACGATTTTCAATCCAACGAATCGAGACTTGACCCGAGAGAGTAATTGCCTCAGCATTCGCCAGGTTGAAATATCTGAAGTATTGGTTGCCAATTGCACCATAGGCAGAGTTGAGTTGGATTTTTCTTGCCATTTGGATATTGTTATATTTTGCAATATCTTTTTGTAGTGCCACGGACGGTGCAGTTTCGTATTGCTGCTTAGCGTGTAGCATTTTCTTCTTGTAAATTGTTCTTTCATCGTAAATCTTTTGCATCATTTCTGGAAGAAACCCGTGAATATCCTTACGATATTGAGCACCATTAGCACAGACACAATAATCAGAACCAATCTCAATCTCTTGATTGAGAATTGCATTTACTGTTGCCTTTGGATGTCTCCTCTCAACTAAAGTCTCTGGAGAAATATTGTACTGCATGATGAGGTGAGGGTACAGGGAGTTCAAGTCGAACGACACCACCCAGTCATACATGCCAGGCACAGGTTCCTTAACATAAGCACCAGCATATTGTGTATCCTTTTCAGACCGTTTAGGAATGGGGACCACAATATTCTTGGGCACAAGATAGTTATAAATCATCGTATCCCACATACGTACCTGTGAGTACACATCTTCAAGATTAACCTTAGCGTCGTATGCCATGGTTAAGGCAAGTTCAAGAAGTTTCATCTTGTCTTCCAATAGGTCAACAAGTTCAACGTCACGAATGTTGTATTCCATGAACTTTTGCCAATCTTTAGTGTAGAACTCCTTAAAGTTCTCATACTCACTGTGGTCAACCTTTTTCTTACCAAGTTCCACAAAGGCAATGTGGTCGAGACGATAAGATTCTTGGTTACTATAAGTGAACTTCTTGTACAAATCCAAATAATCTAGGATATTAACTCCAAGAATATTGTAGTAAATGTTTGTACGTCCACGGATAACCACTTCCTTTTCATGGACCTTATTCCACGGGGACATTCCATTCATCCATTTGTCACCAAGAAATCTATTCACACGACGGCAGATGTATGGGATGTCATACAGATTGCAATTCCAACCTGTGATTACATCAGGAGTATTATTACCCCACCACACACAGAATGCTTCAAGCATCTCTTGCTCCGTCCAGAAGATATTCTTTTCAATATCCATGTCTTCTGGTTCTTCAAATTCTCTGGTGGAAAATACAACCCACCTCTTATTGACAGTATCCTTCAACGTGATACAAAGAATTTCCTCAGCAGCAGATGCCACATCTGGGAATCCATTCTCACATGCAACCTCAATGTCAATTGCCCAAATGCTCATGTGGGACATATCCCATTGAACTTCATCGGGGAATTCGTTACTAATGAATTGATAGACAAATCTTTCGTAACCACAAACGTCTACACCAGAAACGTCTTCGTATTTACGAATGAACTCCCTCGCCTCCCTAGTAGTTTCAAATTTTAAGGGGCGAGCATATTTACCATCAAGGGTGCGATACTTACTTTCCTTTGGAGAGGTTAAAAAGAGGGTTGGAGAAAAATCAATTCTCTCAACCCTCGATTGCGCAGAATCATACCCACGATAAAGAATGGTATTTCCTACAAGTTGGACGTTGGTGTAAAACTTCATTGACTAATGATTTTCTTATACAAGTCGGTGATTACGGGAGATGGGTCCAGGATAGTAAAGACTACATCGCTGGGAAGAAACAACTCTCGTTGACTAGTATAGCATGGAAATGGCATCAGTTCAGCGTCGCTCATAATCATGAAAGGATTCTCAAGATACAGACTTGGTTCCTCATCAAGTTCAGTCAGAACTCCCACTAGATACTGGTTCAGCGACCCGTTCTTCAGTAAGAGTACTTTCAAGTTTTCCACGTGTTTGCTCCAATAGTTCGTTATACTTAGTTGCCACTGCACTATGCGGTTCGTAAATACTCACCACTTCATCCAGACGGACAAAGATTTCTTTTGTTGCCGAAAGTGGCATCCATGGATAAAGAATCAGTGAGGGTGATGCAATGGTTTCAACATCCTCAGACTGCCCACTTTCTGCCAAGAAATTGAACTTGTCTTCAATATCAACGTTGTAAGGATAGATGAATTGAAATGCCAGAGCCAGTTCTTCTTCATCATCCTTTTTAGTGACTTCCCGAATATCGGCAATCACATCTTCACCACTTCTTAGTCTTGCGATTCTTACGGTCATAACTTTGATTCTCGATAGTTTGAATAGATTTGCGAACAATGTCGTTAAGAATACGTTGTTCTTTTACACCCTTCTCGTAAGCGATGGCGCGAGCATACTGTGCAACTTCATCCATAATAGCAGATGGAACTTCCACAGTCAAGATGTCTCGGTCGCCTTCGAACCCAGGAGGGCAGCAGTCAAAAAACATTTGCATGTCTGTCTCCAAATAAAAAGAGACCACAAGGGTGGTCTCTTTGGTTGTACATTATATATGCTTTTAATCGGTCAGTTCATAAACCTTTTTCTTTTGGTGTTCTGGAATTACCCTACGAAGTTTAATGGTCAACAGACCATCCTTAATTGAAGTTTCATATACCTGAACATCATCAGAAAGTGTCCACGAACGTTTGAAACCACGTTTTGCAAGTCCACGATGCATATACTCTGCATCATCAACTTCGGGACTCTTTGCATCAACATGTAGTTTGTTCCATTCGGTACTTACTTCAATATCCTCTTTAGCAATACCAGCAACGGCAATCTCCAATCTAAACTCAACAGAAGATTCCTTTACAAGATTGTATGGTGGGTAGTTGCCACTGGTCTCGTGTAGAGTTGAGAATCGGTGTAACCATTCGTCCATTCCAATTGAATACTTTTCAATATCTGACAGAAACTTATCAAGATGTTCTGCCTTGTAACTGAATTTAGTTGTGTACATTGTTGTCTCCTTTAAAAGCGAGTGAGTTTGCCAGACCCGAAGCATCTGACATTAGTATTTAACCATATATGTGGTGTTGGTATGATTCACTAAACCGTACATTTTGTTACGGATGTCCCCAAAAGGGGGGTTCATATAAATAAGCTTAGGTTACATATTACAAGAAAATGAAAAGACTTCTTATCTTTTCGTTATTCTTTGCCATGCCAGCGAGTGCAGGTGAAATCACTTCAAAAATTATTGACTCCGTTCAATTAAACGTACAGGGCGCTGCCGTACAATCCACTAGAGTTGGAGGTCAATACTCAGTTTCTGGTTCAAACATTAACGTTACAACTCTTGGTGGAGTTGGGACTTCTGGTTCATATGACATCAACACGAATGGTTCCGCATTTAGTTTCTCTGAATCATCAGTCACTGCAGATACTGTTGTCACCACTCAAACGGCAGCTTCTGGAACAATTGCTACTCCCAACCTTTATAGCGACTCTACTACTCAGTTAGGTGGTAATGCTGGCACTCTTGCTGGTACTCTTTCTGCGACTGGTGTTCCTACCGTCACTGCTGGTGGTTCTGGAACTACTGCAACGGCACAACGTAGCATAGAACTGAGTGTATTCAAGTGAGGATACGCCATGTTTTTAGATGGATTTATCTTCGCTTCCAAAGACAGGGCACTATTTGCCCTGTTTGCGGTGGTTGCACTTGCCACACCTGCAAGTGCTGAAAGTGTTGTGCCCAATTTTACTAGAGGCACTATCAATGCAACCACAGAATCTACAACCAAGATTGTAGAAACCATTCGTCAAGTTGAATATACAACTGGCACGTCTTACACTGTCACTGGAACTAATATCAATATCCCTGGCACTCCACAACAAGGAGCAAATTATACTATTATGAATCAAGGTGCTCCATTCCAGTTCAGTGAAACTTACCTTGGAACTGGAGTGGCGAAAGAAACATGGATAGACCGTACCACAGAAACACAATCAACCACTACATCTATATCTGTCTTTACGCAGTAGGTTTGTATGTATCGCCTGTGTTGGCTCAAACAGCTCCTAGTAATACTAATATTGCTGGTCCTAGTGCTAGTGCTACTGGAAACGTTACAAACCAAGCGGTACAAGTCCTCCAGGGTCCATACGCAGTCAATACGTATGGTTCTGGAGTTAGTTGCCAGGGACCGACGATGAGTTTTTCTCCTTTTGTATTGGGGAGTATGAATAGTAGTCAAGACCCAGCAACTTATCAAAGTCAGAACGGCAATGCTGGTGTCAGCATGGGTTTCAACTTTCCTTTAGATGGAAGTCTAACAGAACTCTGTAAAGAAAGAGCACGGTCGGAAATTAGAAGGCAGAATGCTGAGGCAGACAAAGCGAGATTAGATTTTGAATTAGTAAGACTTTTAAAGTGTGGGGAAGCAATTAAGTCTGGTATTACATTCCACCCCGACAGTCCATACTACAAAATCTGTGCCGACGTAGTTGTGAGGTATCCGAATGGAACCAATACCGCAAATAAGTAATGCCAACGGAATCGCCAATATAGCAAACAATGCCAATGGAATCCCCAAAATTGGCATTGGTGGACCAAATATTATTCCAGCAATAGAACCTCCTGTGTTGCGTCAGGTAGAAGTTCCTGTCACAAGGGGACTTGCTTTACCTATATTCGATAACCCAGATACATCCATCAAGTATCCAGTCATCAATGTTCCTACCCAGGAAGAGTTTGATGCTGCTGTGAGAGCAGAGAAACAAAAAGAACAAGAGCAGAAGGAAGAGAAGACCAGGGGACTTCCTGATGCTAAACCAGTACTACCACAGGTTCAAGTTCCTGTTCAAAATTTGCAGGATAATCGGAATATTTCCGATGATACCCCTAAAACTAATCTAGGAGTTCCAGTCATTGAAGTACCAATCATCGGGGAAGTTCCAGTTCCTCCAAAGGAACAGGTTATACTTGCTGGCACCACTGCTACTGCTTCTGTTGCTGCGGCTCTTGTTGGCAAATCTTTGGTGGAATGGATGGTGAAAAAATTTAAACCCATAGTCGAAAGAATCTTTGCCCAGATTAAAAAGTCGCTGGACAAAGACTTAACGGACTATGAGTTGCAACTATTCTTTGCTTATGAACACCAACAAAAAATCAATAAGACTCTTAAGAAGGAGTTCAAGAAACAAAAATTAGAACAGTATAAAAAATCTCATTCTAAAAAGGAAGTTTAAATGGAAGTTTATCTGTAACTTCCTTAACACCTTTAGGCACAACTGCCTCCATGATTTCTCTTTTTGCTTGCTCGATGAGAGTCTCTCTATTCATGTAAGCATAGATTCCAGCACCAACTGCTGAAGCACTTAATACAAATGAGGCAACTGCAAGAGCATTAAACACCTTTTGCATTACACTTCCTCCAATACAATTTCATACAATCCTGTTGGATTGGAGGAAGACAATGCTTCCTCCTTTGTAGCAAAACGACCAGCCTTTGATTTTGTCGTAGTCCACTTGGGACTATCGTTAAGATTGTTTTGGAAATAATCCCAATCTCCACCAAATCCTTGACGTTTTGCAATCCACATTACAGGTCACCTCTTCTAGGTGTAACAAATCCTTCACCTTCTTCACCATTAACACTGGTTTCCAGTGCCTCTACACGCTCCTCAAGAGTAGAAACCACAGGAGGTTCCTCTACAAAAGGTGCTGGCGGTGGTGTTGTCTCAACCACATATTCTGTTCTGGGCTCTTCTTTGTGCTCCTCATCATCTCCACCCTTTTTCATTGTGTTGATACCAAACGTTGCGGCAGATGCAGTGAACACTGTCGCAATGAAGGTTGGGTCCATCTTAGCAAGAAGACCCGCATAGGATGCTGTCAGGAGAGCAGCAGACCAACTCAAAATAGCAATACGAATCAATTGTCCCAAAGCGTTTTCCTTTTTCTTATCCATTTTTAGTTAAAAACGGGACCAGTGGTATTTAGGCTGCTCCGATTTCTGGAGTTCCTGCTTTCTTTCTACCAATATTATATTTGGACTCCAGAAGCCAACCATCTTTGTCCTTATATGCAATCACTTTGATTTGACTCAAAGGTGCTACATCAGAGATTGCATCCTTCTTAACTACACTTACCAATCCCCAATCGCTCAAAAGTTGAATGATGCGATTGCGACGCTGAACATCATTCAGGGTCAAGTTTGCTCGCTTACCATCAAGGGCAAACAGTTCCTTAAAGTGAACAATAAAATATTGGCCCTTCTTATGCAGGATATGGCAAGACTGATAGAGTTTCTTTTCTTTACGGGATGCAACACCGATACGAGTAAGAGTCTCACGCACTTTAAGAAAATCATCAGGTTCAGTCAAGGTTACCTCAACCATATCTTCCTTTGACCAAGGAAGTTCTTGTTGTTCAATCATTTGTTTCCTCCAGTATTCATTTTAGAAGCTATCATTTCAAGTTGTTCTGGAGAAAGAATCCTTAAAGCTTGTTTTGCTTTTTCAGTACTATAGCCATAGTATTGCTTCACAAGTTCCAACTCTTTCATCCCTTCTTTCTTTTCCCAAGGAGAGAATCTCCTACGGGGTCTCAGGGTATTTATAAAAAAATCATACTGCATACGTTTATCTAGTTGCCAATGTAAGTTCATCTCATTGGCATACATGAGACTATCGAGACAATATGCTAGACACTTGTTAACAACATATGGGGGATAACTCTTCTCTGTACTAGCGTCATCCAACATCAAATTATTTTTTGTTTGGTTGATTGAGTTCAACCAATCTTTCAAATCAGGCATAATAAAACTTAGGTAAAATCTTCATCTTCATCTTCATATGATGAAGGTTCTTCAAACAATTCCTGCATCTTCAACTGCTGTATTCTAGCATGAAGTTCACTGTAATCATTCTCTGGTTCTTGGTTAAAACTAACTCCCATAAGAACTCCTGTATCTCCTTTGATTTCTTCAATCTCTGGGTGCTTTTTATACTTTGGATTTTCCTGATATCCGTGTTGTTCATGCAATACCATCCATCCTTGTATTACCATTGAGATGGCGATTCCTACAAGAACAAACCAGGGAACCAGAAAAATCGATTCAGGCATAGTTGAACAACAGAAGTTCTTTTCTTTCTTGTTGTGCTGCCATGTAATTTCCAACTGACCGCATTGTATAAGTGTGACTATACTCAACGGCATTCCATTCTTCAAAACGTTGTAGAACTGGATTACTAGAATTATAAGATACCATCATTGGTGATGAATATCCTGCACATGTTTCTGCAAAGTCATCATGGTCAAAGGATTTATGCATGTTCCCTTTACGTCCATACAAATTATCTTTGATGTCGTAAGGTGGGTCTAAGTAAATAAATGTCTTTGGATTATTTGATAGCAGACGTTTATAATCGTAATTCGTAATTTTCCAATTCTTAATTAGAGATGAATACTCTGTTAGTTTTTCAATGCCACGAACTGAAAAATTCGAGTTACTCGCTTGTTGACTGAATGATGAAGATTCAGTCAATCCACTAAAGGAGCATTTATTAACAACATAAAATGCTGTTGCTACTTTAAATGAATTTGAAGAACTATTTAGGATGTCTTTGGATAATGTAAACAATTCACGTGCTGCTTCTGGGGTAGAATGCTCTCCCTTCAACGAGAGCAGTTCTTTCTGGAGGTCTTCCCCTTGGTCGCGTAGAGTCCGCCAGAAGGTCACGAGAGGGGCATACAGGTCGTTCACCCACACAGAGAGGTGTGGGTACATCTGGGTGGCATAGAGCGCCACAGACCCCCCTCCGAGGAATGGTTCGTGGTAATGCTCCATCGATGTCATGTCTGGGAAACTCCTTGCCATCTTCACTGTGGCACGAGACTTACCCCCAGGATATCTAAGTGGGGTCTTCAGTTTTACACTCACTGATTTCATAATAAGCACCAACAGTTTTGAATGAACGGTTTACGTTGCCCGTAGGCATCACATTGAAAGCAATAGTCCATCTATCTTCTCTGAGATATTGGTCTACAGCGTGAATTAAATAACTTGGAAAAATAAGAAGAGTTCCAGGTGAACATTCAATACTAGCAGTTTGAATGTTGAAGTGTGGGTCTTGGGCATCAACAACCCTAAGAGTTTCGAATGCTCGTTCCCGAACAGGGTCTTCGAAAATTGTTTCTGCTTGCGTCAGGTAGTAAATTCCTGTCATATACGAAAACGGATGCCGATGATGTGGGATGTATGCTCCAGCATCAGCAGCAACTTTGTTTGCCCACATGTGGGTAATGTCTAGTTTATCACAGTCTAGATTATTTTCAACCCTATGTTCTTCTAAACAATTCAGAATAAAGTCTCGTACAGGAGCAACACGTTCATCTTGCTCTAGGTGTGCATTATACAAAACAGTTTGCTCTGCAGTTTTTGGCATAGCAGGATTATAAGGAATTCTAGGAATTGATTCCAAATAATCAATTACTTCATAATTATTGATGTCATCGTTTTGCCACATGTACACATCAATAGGAAAAAATCCAAGAGTTTTTTTCTCAGTCATAGTAAAGGCATTGCTCCAAAATTCATACTAGGAACTAGTTCGCCAGCCAAACTAGTTTCGGTTACAATATCAAATCCAATTGTAATCCTTGGTCCATCATATTTAGAGTTTGCAACAACACGATGTTTTGCATCTCCAGGTCCAAGATAGATTGTACCAACTTCGTTCTCAATTGTCCACTTCTCAAACTCAGTCACAGTATCCTTTGGGTCGATACAAATATAACCATGCAAAGGAAACGTATGATTGTGCCAGTCTAAAACTTTATTCTGCTTGTGATAATTCAACCATGATTGAACCCATATTCTTTCGCTTGTGGGAATTTGCTCTCTGACAAGAAAACGCAGTTCTTCGTAAACCCTATACAAGTAGGGAGATGGAGAAGAAGCTGCAAAAAAATTGTAGATTGGATAGTCCCAAGTAGTATCTTCGGTCAACCCAGACTGAAGATTTGTGTAAGTAATTGTACAGTCATTGATAAGTGCTTCTTGATAGTCCTCAATGAATTGAGATTTTACCTTGATGTATTCAACTACTTCTTTTTTTGTTTCTGTCATTTGTCACAATGTAAAAAATAAAAATAACGGGCAGAATAATTAGGAGAATATTCTACCACATCACATCCTTTGTATGTATCCACAACAGTAAACTTATGTCGTTCTGGCAATGGTTGCATACCCACCCAGTTTGCCACAAAGTTTAGAATAAACCCCACAATAAAAATGGAAGCGGAAACACTGAGAGCAGTAACGATAGCTTTATCTTTAGGATTCATTGGAATAATATACTTTAAGGTTGTCACCACCGATATTCATGTGGTAGATTTTGCCGTCGTTGGTGTAGATACCAATCCACACATGACGACCCTCTTCCATAGTTTCATAGTGAAACATTCTAACATCTTCCAGCACAATCTCGTCTGGATTCTTTTCAAATCTACTCATCTCTCAGACTATCCAATACTTCAAGAATAAAAGCAATAGAACCAGCATACTCTCGTCCATCTTGCCCACCCATTACGATGTAAGCAATCTCTTTTTCGGCAAGTTCAATTCTCTCATTTCTGGTGAGTTCTTGTAGTGTAGGACGATACCAGTTTCCATTCTCATCTTGTTTGAAACCAGCAGCAAGTTTTTCTCTTTCTTCCTTCTCAATTTCCGCAAGTTGTTTTAGAGCATCACCATTCTCTTCATAAAGTTTATCAAGAGCATCAAG